AACGAGTATCAAAAGTACAACCAAGGCTTGGTCAATTACATGAAGGACACAGGAGTTATCTCTGACAAAGAGGCAAAACTGTGGACTGAAAACTGGGACTACATTCCTTTCTATCGTCAATTAGATGGCGAAAGTACGGCTGGTCCTCGTGTTTTTTCTGCCCTTGCTGGTGTCGCTAAACCTAAAAAACTCAAAGGTGGCGAGGCTGAATTGGCTGATTTCATGGAGACTATCGTTCGTAACGCACGTGCCGCAATTGAGGCTGGCATGAAGAACGAAGCCGCCAATAGAGTCGTACGTGATGCCGTACGCATGGAATTGGCAGAGGAAGTTCCACTTGGAGTTACTGGTTCTGACATTGTCACGGTAAAAGAAAAAGGTTTAAACAAATACTACCGAGTTGCTGACCCAATTCTAGTTGAGTCAATGAAAGGTTTAAATCTCCCTCAGATGGAATTCCTGTCTTGGCTTGCTATGCCAGCCAATTTGTTGCGTAACTTTGTGACCAAAGACCCCGGTTTTATGATTGCTAACTTGGGTCGTGACTCATTACAAGCATGGATTACCAGCGGTACGGGCATGACTCCTATCGTTGATACGTTTAAACAGTTTACAAAAACGCTAACAAACCAATCTCCTGAAGCATCTGCACTGGCTCGTGCTGGTTTAACTGGCTATGATTTCTCAGGTGACGTTGCCTCTACCGCTAAGATGGTAGAGAAAGAACTCCGTAAACGTGGTGGCGCAAGAAGTGCACAAGAAAAAGCCCTGTTACCACTGACCGCATTTTGGGATGCGTTGGAACATGGCTCACATGCATCCGATATGGCAACTCGTGCAGAGGTGTATAAACGCACCCTTGAGCGTACTGGTAGCGAAGCAGAAGCGTTTTATCAAGCAATGGAAGTTTTAAACTTTTCACGCAAAGGTAACAACGCAGTTATCCGTGTCCTATCTGCAATGGTTCCGTTCTTTAACGCACGTGTTCAAGGTCTTGACATTCTCTACCGTTCGGGTTGGGGCAAAATGGCTACCGAGAATGCAGACGTAATGAAGAAAGCATTTGCCTCTCGTGCCCTGACAATGATGGGCATGTCTATGCTTTACTGGTTCATGGTCTCTGACGATGATGAGTACAAAAAACTCAACAAAGAAGAGCGTGATAACTACTGGATTGTTCCAGCCCTGTCTATCAACGGTAAGCCTTTCCGATTCCCAATCCCATTTGAATTAGGTGTGGTGTTTAAAGTACTGCCAGAGCGTGTGCTTGAAACCGCTTTTGGAAACGATACAGGCAAAGATTTAAAAGAGGCTCTGTTCCGCAATGCAATGAGCACCTTGCAGTTCAATCCAATTCCACAAGCGTTTGTACCAATTGTAGAGAACGTAGCAAACTACTCGTTCTTTACTGGTGAGCCAGTGGTTGGACGTGGCATGGAAGACGTTGCGCCTCAGTTTCAATCCAATGCGAGTACTTCCCAGTTCGTTAAAGACTTGGGGGCAGCGACAGGAACTTCACCTATCAAGATTGAGAACCTTATCCGTGGCTATACAGGAACGATGGGTACTTATGCAATGCAACTGCTAGATGCAGTTTATCGTGGACAAGGTGACCCTGTTAAGGCTAGTATGAGGCTAGAGCAGATGCCTGTGATTAAGCGATTCTTTGCCTCCGATTCGGGCACGGTCTCCGCTTACTATGATATGAAAAGCGAGATTGACCAAATCACTCGCACTATGAATGTCTTGGAGCGCACTGGCAATAACGAAGATTTAAAAGAGTATCTGCAAGACCACGGCAAACTATATGGCTTAAAGAATTATGTCAATTTAATTGACAAGGACATGAAACGTTTACGTCAAATGCAAATTGCCATTACCAACTCCACCACAATAGATGCAGATGCAAAACGTCAGGCGCTAGATGCTATTCATGACCGTCAAGTTGCCATTACTGCTCGCATCAAGATGCTACGAAAGCAATTTGATTAAAGTTTAAGTAAATGATTGGTGAAGCCCAACAGAATTTCTTCTGTTGTTCCCCATTTTTTCTCAAAGCCTTTACGTCCTAGCCCGTGGATTCCCGTGTTTCCACGGTGGTGTTTGGGGCATAGTCCGATAACAGGCGCATCGTCTCGTCTACCACCTCTTCTAATGTGATGTATTTCACAAGGTGTTCCCTCGTAGCCGATGTGCCAGCAGAGAATGCAACCAAATTCTGCAACTCGTCTAAAATGTTTTTTTTCATCTTTAGTTGCCACTTTTTTTCCGTCTTTCAATCTCACGAATTAAATACCAAGATGCTTTTTCAAGGTCTTCAACTTCTTTGGCTTGGTCTTTCTCACCCGCTCGCCAAATGTATTTCATTGCATTACCTAAACAGAAGTTTAAATGCTCTGTTATTTCAATACACTCCACCCCTGATGGATGGGATGTGTAATGTTTTGGATGATTCACTGGGTCATGAAAAGTAAATGTAGCCTCGCCATCTCCCACGTTAATTGTTTTTGGAAAACTTCCTGTTGCCTCTTTAAAACAAAAGGGGCATTCCATTCCCTCATAACGAATGGTATGAATCTCACAATAACTAGTCATCTTTTAACTCCTTGAGTTCGTTTCGCAGCGTCATTGCCTCTGCGTTTAAACGGTCTATTTCTCGCTGCAAGATTTCATTTTGTTTTCTCAACATGTCTTCTGTGTCTTCCATGTCAAGATAACCATAGAAAGGAATGCCAATCTTTTCACTCATCGAGTAGTACTCCCAACGTAAGGTTGTGGAAACGATTGAGTCTGCGGTTGTGTATTGTTATTAATAGCAGTCCCCACTGGAGCACCGTACTGGTTTGTATAGAACGTAGTGTTATTGCTAGTAGTAGCCGTTCCAACTGGAGCGCCATACTGATTTGTATAGAACGTGGTATTGCCACTGGTGGTGGCTGAACCTATGGGTGCGCCATATTGATTTGTGTAAAATGTGGTGGTCTGAGACTTTGCTTTGTCACTCCCTAATAAAAAGAAAGCAACTACTAACCAAAATCCAACCACTATATAAAGTTCTTTTCTCATCCTAAAAGCCTCCATCCAAAAATAAATAAGTTATAGGCAAAGCGCAAAACAAGCCCTAGCCCGACAAGGAAAAACAACCAACCAACTAACACTAATGCCACATTAAAAACTTTTTTAAGAAACTTCATGACTGACCTCCTGTAAATGTTGTATTTAATTTGCTCCTATCAATTGCATAATATTCGCCACGTTTACCCATTGCAATGTTCTCAGGCTTTAAAAACAAATCCCTTGTAACCCAACCCACAATATCTGCGCCCTCATCGTTGAGTTCACAAAGAATGTAAATGTCGTAATTCTTTTTATCGCTGCTCTTTGTAGCGTTTAAACGACCACCTTTTGCACGGGTGCTTTTAACATCAACTGTTTTACCTTGATAAGTCACAAGGTCAGCGCCCCATTCACGTAGGTCTGTGTCCAAACTAAAGTGCAAATTTAAGTGCTTAGATACGCAGTATTCCCCAATGACACCGTCCACCACAATTTCAAGCGGGTTCATATCCGATTGAATCTGCTCGGCACAGACATCATTGGTTGTGGCATAGCGCATTGCTCCAATCAATTTGCATAAACGCATCTCAGATGGAGATAGTTTTATTAGCACTCTTCTTCCTTAAAACTTTTAATGCCATGCAACGCTTCGATTGCACGTCCAAATATTTTGCCTTGACCGCACTCAATCCAAAGGTCTTTCATCTCTTGGTCAGATATAGGTTGGCGAGATTGCATCTGTTGTCTGCCATTTTTTTGACCAAGAACCCAAGCCACTTGCCAAACACGGTAAGCCAACTTAATTTCTTTCTCAGTCAAGTGTTCTATTTTTTCTCGCCCAACATCATGAGGCTGAGTCTTTAACCACTTTAAATATCTTTCGGTCTGCTTAACCTGACGGTTTAGCCAATTGTCAAAGTGTTTTTTACAACCCTTTTCTTCAGTCATTTCTCTTGCGCCTTTCTTAGTATTGCTCTTGCAAAATCAATCAAATCAGAACCAAGCGTATAAGGAACTTTATCTTTAAATTTTAGTATTTCCTCATCGGTTAGTTCACGCATTCTTTTATACTCAATGCCTTTCCAATAGCCTGTTGCATATAGAGCAGAGTCTCGGTCTTCGTTGGGATGGGTGTAAAGAGGTTCATAAGAAAAATAGTCAGGGTCGTTGGGTGCTCCTGTTGCATCGTATCCATCGCCATACTGCCATTCTTCTTGCTCTTCCCATTTAAATCTGTGGGCTACTGGTTCATTGCTCATATCAACTCCAGTGAACGTTGTTTAAGTCTTTCTTTCTGCAACTTCTCGTAATCTTGATTCAACTCGCAGCCAAGGTATAGCCTATTTAAACGGTCAGCCACGGCAGCGGTAGTTCCTGAACCCATGAAAGGGTCAAGCACTATATCGTTGGGACGGCTACCCGCAAGAACGCATGGCTCAATAAGTTCGGGAGGAAAGGTAGCAAAGTGTGCGCCAGCAAATGGCTTGGTTGTTACAGACCACACAGAACGTTTATTTGCCATCTCGTAGGACTTCTCCAATCCGCTATGCGGTTGTAGCCCTGTGCCTTCGTTATGGTACTTGCCATCGGTTCTATCACGTGTACCCCAATCTTCTTTAACAGGCTCTTTGATAGCCTCATTGTTAAAGTAATACTTGGAATTTTTGGATAGCAGAAATATGTACTCGTGGTTCTTGGTACATCTATCACGTACAGACTCAGGCATAGGATTAGGCTTGTGCCAAATGATGTCTTGGCGCAAGTACCAACCAAACTCTTGGAGTGCAAACGCTACCCGCCAAGGTACACCAATAAGGTCTTTGGGTTTTAAACCATCGGGAACAATTTTGGAATGTTTGTGTTCCATGTCATGGTGCTCACCGTTTAAACCTTTACTCGGTCCCTTCCCAGACCCAGAATAACTGTCCCCAAGATTTAACCAAACAGTGCCATCATCAGACAGTAGGCTCCATACGTCCCTAAACACGTCCACAAGATTACTAACGTAAAGCCCAATATTATCTTCCAAGCCCAGTTGTCGTTCATTTCCATAGTCCCTTAGTCCAAAATAAGGAGGCGAGGTGATGCAAGTTTGAACCTTGACCCCCTCGGCTATCCAACGTTTCATGATGTCTCGGCAATCGCCAAACTCAATTAAGTTTTTCATCGCTTTGTGCAGTCTTCTTAGTCTGACGTTCTGCCTGACGTTGCGCTCTTGTTATGTTCCAAATAGCCCACCAACGAACTAAGAAAACAAAACACAAGAACCCAACAAAAACAAAGCCAATGAGCGCAAGTCCAATGATTCCAATACTAACAATTGTTTCAAACATATTAGTCTCCTTTGCGAACGTACTTCTTCTTCGGTTTAATTGCCATGATTCCTGACTCTTCGGGTTCGGTCATCATTGCTTTTGCCAAATCTTTTGTTAGTGCGGGAATCTCTTCCATCGAGTAATCGCCATTTATCAAAAGCCCTGTTAAAGCGAAACCCCTGTAAAGCCATTCAAGGTGTTGCTTGTCCTGTTCGGTCATGGCTTTTCCCTGATGTAACGGTCAATCTCATCGCATACCAACTCGCCAAAAGATTTTCCTGATGGGAACATCATTTTTGCCCCCTTAGTTTCACGGACAATCCGCATCGCTTCGTTTAAACCTTGATTAAATCCTTCGTTAAACGGGTCTTCCGTTCCCGACATTCGCATAGTGATTCCCTCACACACAAGTCTTGACTGAGTAATTTTGTTTTTGCTCGAATACTTCTCAAACTTATCAGCCAAATCATGCGGTAAGTAAATTACTTTTTGTTTGACGGTTTTAAAACGGCTCACTTTTTTCTTTCCATCGTTCATAGTTTTCTACCATTTCGTCAAATTTTTGTTGAGCATCATGATTGCCGTTTAGTTCTGTACGAGATTGGATATTGCAAATCTTGTACAAAGATTCAACTGCATCGTCTTCTGTGCGAACTGTGGTTACACCACAATCCTCACGCAACCACAAACGAAAAGCAGAATCACGACAAATCATTCCCGCTTTTTTTACCCTGTTGTTATAGGGAGTGGCGGTCTCGTTATCTTGGATGCGAACCATCGCAACACCGTATCTAGCCCCAACAAAGTCCCGCAGTAACTCTTCGGGAACTTCGTCAGGGTGAACGCTTACAGTAAGAACGTATCCAGTGCGGTCTTGTTTCAAGGCAACCTTTACGCATTCAAACTGTAGTGCGTTCATTGAGCCACCTTTAAACCTAACTGGTTTTCCAAGTAAGACACAACGGCTCGATAACCAATTGCTTGGTGCTCAAGATTATTGATGCGGTCAACTAACTTTTTGTTGTCGCTAATGAACTGCAAATTATCATCAAGGAGTTTTGCAAGAATTGTTTGCTGCTGAGTTACAGGACGTTTAAACGACTTGGTAGCCGCTGCGTCTTTTTTCTTGAAAACAAATTCTTTGCCAGCAACTTTTCTAATAACTTTGTTTTTTGAGCCAACTGGTCTGCCACGTTTTTTCAAAGGGAACTCAGGTACTATTTTTTTAGAAAGGGATGTCATCGTCCATATCTCCATTGTTAGATTGTTGTTGTGGTGCTTGGTTCTCTGCAACGTAAGGCTTCTGTGCTTGCAAAGAAAGGAAAGTACTGCCACCGCTCATTGGCTTTTTCCAACCTGATAACGACACCGTAATTTGATTGTCTACAACCTCGAACGCACTGAGGTCAATCAACAAGTCACCACGATAGTCAGGCTGATTAGGATTCTTTTTGCTCTTGACTGCAAACAATGCGCCACTGTTGGGACGTTTTTCAAACTTCTTTTCCATGATTACTCTTCCTTAAATTTTGCTTTGAACTCTGCAAACTTTTCTTGCAGTCTCTTGTACTCTGACTTAGCCGTAGTTTTTAAACCATCAATCTGACCTTGGTTTGCTTTCCACAATGAAGTCAACTCTGACAACGTAATGCATGTCTCGCCAAACTGAATTAGGCTATCAACGAGCAACACGATGTCGGGGCTAGGTTCGGTATCGATTACTTTTGCGCCACCAGTGTCAGGCTTTGCTTTTGGCTCTGCCTTAACTGGCTTTGGGTCAGGGGCTACTCCTCCTGTAGTGGCATCGAGCGCATCATGCTCGGACACCGCCATCGCTACCGTATATAAGTACCTCCGTTGGTAGGTTTCCACCGCACCAATATTCTGAACCTCGTGACAACCTTTCAATGAGGCTGAACCCATAGGCGATGTAAACGTTACTGACGAACCATCTTCATGTGAGTAGATGGTCATCGTTGCTACTTCGTCTGTAAATGAAATGACATCGCACAAGCCCACGTCTTTAAAGATAGATTGAATAGAGGGTAAAAAATCACCCAATTCAAAATATTTATAACCCGCAAACTTGTTATGTCCTGACTTAGACAATTCTTTTGACTGCAAAGCAACACGTGCCTCTGACAACTTTTTATAAACTTTCATTTAGTAACTCCATTTAATTTAGCCTCTAATGCATCGGCACGTTTCGTTTGAAATGCCACCTCTGCCTCCAACACTCTCAGTCTTAACGCTGATTTATCGCAAACAATTCTGTCAAGAATCGTGTTCGTTACCATGTTTTGTAACTGGTCTGCCAAAGAATTAGTGGTCTCCATCTGAATCCCCTAATTTATATAAAAGTTTTTTAAATCTTTCATTTAACTCTTGAAACAAAACTCTTTGATAGCAACCCTCCCATCTGATGTCGTATTCAGACAATCCAAGTTCAACAACTCTTTCTAACAACTCTTTGTCAGATATTTCACACACATCAACTTCGTCTACATCAAGATTGACTTCAAGATTCCAGCCTTTATCTTTTAAAAATTGATTTAATAAATTTTCGTGTTCTTTGTTACTCATCTTCTGCCTCCTCTTTTAACGATGATTGATACTGCGTACACCACTGCGCTACACCACAAAAATTACCAGTGCAACGTACTGCCTCCCCTTTGCGAATTTCTATGAATCCCTTGTCTTTGTCGGGCATGGTTGCCAACAAATCTTTTGCCTCTTGCTCGTTGTCAAAAACTCGGACGGCAGTTTTTCGCCCCTCTTTTTTCAACGCATACTTAGTTTCACGAATCCAACGGTCTTCTTCTGTGCACAGTGGCAACTCTTCATCCCAATCTGCTTTGACCTTGGAGTCACGATGCATCTCGACACGTTCTTTAATGAATGCTTCAGTCCTATCATGAGTCCACATAGGAATGTTGATAATCTGAATTGGTGCTTGTGGATAAGACGGCTTGACCATTGCCTCTCTGCGTGACCAATCACGAATGAGCGCACAGATTTCCAACTTCTTAACTTGAGTCCTCTTCACCCGCTCAACTAAGTACTTGTAAATGTTTTGTTGTTGCTCCCACTCAGGCTTGTCGTTCATCAAAGCCCATGCTGACGTAAACTTGTAGTCAGTAATGACAGTGCCATCTGCATCGTTCTTTTGTAAGTCAATTGCACCTGAGAGAATGATGTCATCAATACCAACAGACAAGCGCTCTTCATTGGTATGACCCGCTACCTCAGAACGTTCTGCTACAACGTGCAGAGCAGTACCTAAGAGCATCCACAACATGTCAGATACGTCTTGCTCTATCTCTTCATGGTGCTTGCGCCTGAGACGTTGAATGCGTGGTGGTGAGATGATTTCTGTGACTGAGTAGTCAGACTTGCCCTTACTGTAGTAATCTCTTGATGCAAGAGCGACCAACGTTTCGGGTACATTGAACTTGTTCGTAATCTTCATTTAGCCTCCGTTTAAGAAATTTAATAATAGCACTACTTTTATGACTATGCAAACACTATCACTAAAAATATTTGGCGAACCCGCAAGCAAAGCAAACTCACGCAAGATGGTTTACATCGGTGGCAAGCCAATGTTTATAAAGTCCAGCAAGGCGCTGGCTTATGCTAAAGCGTTTAAACAACAATGCAATGTTCCTGCTTCCCAAAAATTTACAGGCGATGTTGTAGTAACGATTCGCATTTGGTATGCATCACGTAGACCTGATTTGGATGAAAGTTTAATTCTTGATTTACTGCAAGACGTTCTATATGAGAACGACAGGCAAGTCAAAGAAAAGCATATCTACTGGATGGGGGTAGACAAAGAGAACCCTCGGTGTGAGATAGAGGTATCGCCAAGGGAATAAAAAAAGCCACCTTTTTTAAGGGTGGCTTTCCGACCTACTGGTCTGTATCAGGAGGCTTAATCGAGATAGTGGTGCAATCATACACCATGAAAAAAAAATCTGTCAACAATAGAAACGTTCTGATTGAAAATATTTTTTATTGGTTCACAATAGAACTTGATTGCTTCATTGCAGTTGCCTCCTCCTTCACGGAGTTTAAGAGAATGTTTAAACGCATTCTCTTTTTTTTGCACATCTGTTTTTTTACCGGCTAAGTCGTCATTCGCCCGGCTGAGTATCACAAAGTTTAAACATCCTTACTAGGTGTTTACCATATTTTTTTACAAATTTGCTTGCAACGTACATACGAAAACCAGTAACATAAACACTCGCTCTTGATTGTCGATGAAAAACGGTAGGGTCAAGAGGTTAGATTGTCGGTACTATGGTTAGTGCGTTAGAGACCGAAAAGGGATGGCGAAGACAGAGTCCCTCGCATGAAAAGTCTGTCGGGTCATACCGATACCAATGTGGGCATCCAAGTATGTGAAGGCAGACCTAGTTTAAGACGGGTCTGCCCTCCTCCAAGAGGGCAGTAAATACAAGGTGTATCGATACTTATA